GGAGCAATCCTTAAAAAGTACGGACCAGACGCAACTGACAACGCACAGTTACACATCCGCTATACCGTCCAGAACGGCGATATAACCATTACTGATAAAGACGGTAAGATTCTTCCATGGGTGCCGCCTAAAGAGTGGAAAAGGCAGATCAACAACGCTCTGGAAGATACTATCACATTCTCAGATGAATCATTCTTCTGGGAGGGCGAGTGGACTGGTGGAACAGTAACTGATGGTGATTACAGAAATGGATTCTACCAGTACATGAATGAGAATAAGGACAACGTGTTCAAGATTACCAGTGTAGGTGGTCCGTATACACTGATTCCACATTTTGAGATTCTGGGTAAGTAATATGAGTAAGATTCATCATTTCAAAGGATTCTCCGTAGTCGATGGAGATATGAAAATCAAACTAAATATGGACAGGTTTTCCAGACAGTATCAAGAAGTTCAGTATCTCCTTGATGGGATGGTCATGGATAGTATGGTACCGTTTATGCCGATGATTACAGGGGACTTTATCAATCGAACAAGAGTTGAGAGTACATCCTTGCAAGGAACTGGGAAAGTGTGTGCGGCGGCGGCTCCTTATGGGCGTTTTCTGTACGAGGGAAAAGGAATGGTTGACGAATCAACCGGAAGCCCTTACGCAAGACGTGGAGCAAAAAAAGTACTTGTTAGCCAGTATTCCGGCCAGACAAACGCAAAAGAGAACCTGGAATACACCAAACAAGCGCACCCACGGGCACAAGCAAAGTGGTTTGATGCCGCAAAACGACAATACGGCAGTACGTGGATTCGCAAAGTAAAAGCACAGGCAGGAGGCGGTAGACATGGCAGATAAACCTATCGGTAAAGATGTAACCGGATATGAAATTTTGACAGACGCCATGAAGGCACTTCTGAACCAGTATCCGGGACTGTACGAAAATGAAACAATCAAGTTTGAAGAACTTGGCAAGGAATCTGGAATTGCGTTCTCGGCAGACAATGGAGCTTTGATCTATTCAGAAAAGGAAGATGTATGCGGTGTAATGCATCAGGTATGCCAGTATCCGTTTTATGTGGTTTACCGCACGGCATCCGACAAAGAACGGCAGAAGTTATCTGTTCAGAAGTTTCTGGACAATCTCGGTAAATGGATATGCCGAGAACCAGTTATTATAAACGGCTCTGAGACGCGCTTAAATGCTTTTCCAGAGCTTTCACAGGGGCGAGTGATAAAACGTATAACCCGTGATAATTCCTATGGTTTAGAGCCACAGGAGAGTGGCGTACAGGACTGGTTATTGCCATTGTCAGTGCGCTACGAAAATACTTATGAAGTAATATAACAAGTAACAACCGGCTATCAATTGGAGATAGTCGCTAACCTACACAGCCTTTTAAAGTTATAGGCAGAAAGGACATTTCTATGGCAGTTACAGGCAAAATTGACCGTAAATATATGGCTCATTACATTGATTCTGGTTCTCTTTGTGGAGGACTGACACCAAAATATGAGCGTCTTGGAAAAGATCTGGAAGAGTACAATGTAGAACTTAATCCAGACACTGAAACATCTAAAAATATTCTTGGAGAATCCACATTCAAACATAACGGCTACGAAGTTTCTTCTGACGCTGATCCGTTTTACGCAGACACTACTTCCGATCTGTTCACAGCATTACAGAAGATCGTAGATGGACGTCTCAAAGACGATAACCTCAAAACAAAAGCAGTTGAGGTTCATCTTTGGACAGAAGCTACAGCAGGCAAATATGAAGCATACCAGCAGGAGTGCTACGTTGTGCCGACTTCCTACGGCGGTGATACATCTGGATATCAGATTCCGTTTACCGTCAATTATACCGGCGAACGTGTAAAAGGAAAATTTGACATTACTTCTGGATCATTTACAGCTGACAGCGAATAATTTTAGGAGGATATAGAAAATGGCAAAAACAATTAACACAAATATTGATGATGGATTTCTTCTTTTCACATTCACAAATAAACAGGGCGAGGTGTTCTCTTCGTTCAAACTGAACCCCACTGACATTAACGTTGCAGCAAGAGCGGAAGAATTGGAAACTTTCTTTGAGCAGGCTCAGGAATCTGTTAAAAATGTTTCTTCCAGCAAAGAGATGGCGGAGATTAATAAGCAGATTGAGGATAAAATCAATTATATGCTCGGATACGAAGCGTCAAAAGACCTGTTCAAAGAGCCAATTACAGCAACTACCGTATTTGGAAACGGACAGGTGTTTGCTTACATCATCCTGGATAAAATTGCAGATGCAATTGCGCCGGAAGTAGAAAAAAGAAAGAAAAAAATGCAGGCGGCAGTAAATAAGTATACGGAGAAATACACAAAATGACCGCCTATGGGCTTCCCACCTCACTAAACATCAGTGGGGTGGATTTTTCTATCAGAACGGATTTTCGAGTAATTATTGATATTCTGATTGCCATGAACGACCCGGAACTGGATGAACAGGCGAAAGCAGTTGTTATGTTACAGATTTTGTTTGAGGATTGGCAAAGCATACCCCTGGAACATCTTACAGAAGCTTGCCAGAAAGCTTGCGAGTTTATTGATTGTGGCCAATTCGATGATAGCCCGAACAAGCCCAAACCTCGTTTGATGGACTGGGAACAGGATGGAGATATGATCGTTCCGGCTGTAAACAAGGTTGCTGGTAAAGAAATCAGATCAGTACCTTATATGCACTGGTGGACGTTCTTTGGATATTTCATGGAGTCTGGCGAGTGCCTTTTTAATACCGTAGTTGGAATTCGTTCAAAAAAAGCAAAGGGCGAAAAGCTCGACAAGTGGGAAAAGAAATTCTATCAGGAAAACAAGAATATTATTGACATAAAAACACGTCTCAGCGATGAGGAGCAAGCTTATAAAGATAAGCTGAATGAGATGTTGAACCTCAAATAGTTAGGAGGTGGACACATGGCTGCTGATGGCTCAGTCATTATTGATACCAGAATGGACACATCAGGTGTGCAAAACGGCGTGTCTGCAATAAAAAAGTCATTTAACGGCCTTGGAAGTGCTGTAAAAAAAATCGGTCTGCTGATTGGTGGGGCTTTTGCGGTTGGCAAGTTGGTACAGTTTGGAAAAGAGTGCACAAAACTTGGTTCAGATTTAAACGAAGTTCAAAGTGTTGTGAATGTAGTTTTTCCAAATATGACTGAAAAAGTTGATGAGTTTTCAAAAAAAGCAGCAAAAACAGCAGGCTTGTCAGAAACAATGGCAAAAAAATATGTAGGCTTATTTGGATCAATGGCAAAACAGTTTAATTTTACGGAATCACAGGCCTACGATATGTCAACACAGCTTACCCAGCTAGCAGGAGATGTAGCTTCTTTTTACAATATTAGTCAGGATTTAGCATATATCAAGTTAAAGTCTGTATTTTCTGGTGAAACAGAAACATTAAAAGATATTGGGGTTGTAATGACTCAAAATGCACTTGATGAATATGCATTGGCTAATGGCTACGGAAAAACCACATCCGCCATGACTGAACAGGAGAAAGTGGCTCTCCGTCTGGCTTTTGTGCAGAATCAATTATCTGCGGCTTCAGGTGACTTTATCCGTACATCTGACAACTGGGCGAACCAGGTGCGAGTGATGCAGTTACAGCTGCAATCTCTCAAGGCAACAGTCGGACAGGGATTAATTAACCTCTTTACTCCTGTTCTGAAAGTTATCAATATCTTACTCGGTAAGTTAGCAACTCTGGCAAATGCCTTCAAGTCATTTACGGAGTTAATTACTGGAAAGAAATCATCTGGACAAACAGGCGCGAGTGGCGCAGGCCTTGTCGGGACGGATGCAATAGCCGACACAGCCGATCAATACGGAGAAGCTGCCGATAATGCTGAAAAGCTGGCAGGCGCAACAAATGATACAGCGGACGCAACCAAGAAAGCTACTAAAGCGGCAAAGGGATACCTTAGTCCTTTGGATGAAATAAATAATTACTCAACGGATAAAAGTGCGGATTCATCGCCAAAAGTACCGGGCGCAACCGGCGGACTTCCAGATCAGATGAAAGATGCTGTACAAAATGTTGATTACGGAAAGGTAGCAGAGGGTGAGACAGTTCTTGACAAAATGTCAAAACCACTAGAGAAGATAATTGACAGATTTAAACAGCTGGCTAAGTTAATCGCAAAAGGATTCTGGGATGGATTAGGAGATTATGAGCCAATTTTTGACGGAATAAAGAAAGATCTCGATTCCATATGGAAATCTTTAAAGGATATCTTCACTGACCCAGAAGTTACCAAAGCAGCAAATAATTTTTTAGATTCATTTGCGTATGCAATTGGACAAGTTGCTGGCTCATTTGCCAGAATCGGATTAACAATTGCGCAAAACATTATAGGCGGAATTGAAAAGTTTTTAAAGCAGAACGCGCAAAGAATAAAGAACTATCTGATAGATATGTTCAACATCGGTGCCGAAATTTCACAAATCGCGGGAAATCTTGCAGTTGCTTTCGCTGATGTTTTCTCAGTTTTTGGTGGAGAAACCGCACAGCAGATTACAGCAGATTTAATCGGAATCTTTGCTGAAATTGGAATGGTTCTTACAGAAACGGCTGCAAAACTTGGCAGAGATATCCTTAACATGATTGCGCAGCCTTTTATCGACAACAAGGACATTTTAAAGTCAGCAATCGAGGGTAGTCTCGGAGTAATAGAAACTGTAACAAGTGGGGTCTTAACAGTTGTTCAAAACCTTAGTGACGCAATATCGAGGTTATACGATGAACATGTAAAACCGTTCTTTGATTCTATAGCAGATGGACTATCAAGCATATTTGAAACTCTGATAACTGGATATAACACATACATTCTTCCAGTGCTACAAGGACTGGCGGAACAAATCAAAGGGCTGTTAGAGGGACCATTAGGGGACGCGATTTTAAAGATAGAAACATTCCTCGGAAAACTCATTGATTCTCTGAAACTTCTGTGGGAGTCGGTGTTAGTTCCTTTAATTAACTGGATAATCGCAAATTTGCTTCCGGTTGTGGCAGAAATAATTGACGTTGTAGGCACTGTGGCAATCAAAGTCATAAAAACATTAATTAAAATAATTGGTGACGTAGCAGACACACTGAGCGGAATCATTGATTTTCTTGTCGGCGTTTTCACGGGAGACTGGGAACTGGCTTGGCAGGGAATAAAAGAGATTGCGGATGGAGCATGGAGTTTTATCAAAGATGTTGTGTCAGGTGCGTGGGAGATAATTAAAACCGTAACAAAAGGCGCGTTGAGTATAATAAAGAGCATCATCAGCACTGCTTGGAATGCGATTAAAGCATTGACTTCAACAATCTGGAACGCAATTAAAAAGACCCTTTCTGGTCTTTGGAACTCTCTTAAATCCACAGCCAGCACAGTATTTAATGCAATTAAAACTAAAGTTGTAGGCGTATGGGACAGCGTAAAGAACAAGACATCAAAAACATGGGAAAACGTAGCTACGTTCGTATCTAATAAAGTAGAAGCGATAAAAAATGCTATCACTAATAAGTTTAACGCCGCCAGAGATGCAGTCAGATCTGCATTTGAAGGCATTGTAAATTTTATTAAAGCTCCGATTAATCAGGCAATCAGCATCGTCAATAATGCAGTTGGGATGATTAATAATGCAATTGGTGGAATTGAATCTGCTTTCTCTTTCGGGCCTTGGACTGTTCCAACGCCGTTTGGTTCAAAGACTATTGGATTTCATGCAACATTTCCACGTATCGGAACTATCCCATATCTGGCCAGTGGTGCAGTTATTCCGCCAAGGTCAGAATTCCTTGCAGTACTTGGCGACCAGAAAAAAGGCAATAACTTGGAAGCACCGGAAAGCCTGTTGCGTCAGATTGTCCGGGAAGAATCAGGGAAAGGACAGGGAGGCGGAAATACCTATAATGTTACAGTCAATGCATCTGGTAGAAAACTGTTAGATATTATTATCAGTGAAGCCGAAATGAGAAGAAACCGGAATGGAAAAAACCCATTTGAGTTAGCATAAGGAGAAGAATATGGCGCAGGAACAGTTTAAAATAGACAACGTTGTTATAAGAGCACCGGACAGTTACAAGCCGGTGTTCGCAACCACTTCTACGGAAGATTCTAAGAGAAGTCAAGATTTAATCATGCATAATACACCAATGGGAACAATTGGCGGATATGACATGCAATGGGGTGAACTTACGTGGACTGAAATAGCAACCATACTAAATACTGTGCTTAACAAAAGTCAATTCACATTCCATCATAAAGACCCTACTGTTCCGGGAAGATGGATAGACAGAACATTCTACGCATCAAATTTTAATATGGCTGCGCAAACTTTGAAAGACGGGGAAGAAAAGTGGACGGATTTGTCTATTAATGTAAGGAGGATTGAGCCGATTTGATAAATGTATCTACTCAGTTAAAAAAAGAATCTCTTACAAACAGAAATTATTACGTGACAGCAAATGTTACATTGTCAAATAGCGCAACTCTTAAGCTAGGCAAAAAAGACTTTTATTTGTCCGGAAACAGTCTTGTAGATTCAGCAGACTCTGGGGACTTCCCAGTGGGTGTGGCAATCGAAAAAACAGCAAGTTTATCATTAGTAAACGATGATGGCCGCTTTGACAATTACAACTTTAACGGTGCAAGATTTGTCATTTTTCTTAATCTTCAGTTATCCAACAAATTAGAAACTATAAAAAGAGGTACTTACATTGTGTCGAAAAAGCCTGCAACAGCGAGCGAGATTAGTCTTTCCCTCTTAGACAAAATGCATAACGCTGACAAGACGTATGATTCTAATTTATCTTTTCCTTGCACTGTCAAGGAACTGCTCTCAGAATGCTGTCAGCAATGCGGAATCACTCTTGGAGATGCAATGTTTCCAAATGCGGACTTTCAGATTCAGAAAGCGCCATCTAATGCGACATATCGTACAGTAATCGGAATGTGTGCCGGGATAGCCGGTGGAAATGCAAGAATCGACGAAAATGACTTACTCAGGATTATTACGTTTGATAAGACATTTACCAATACGACTATTTACGATGGTGGAGCAATAAAGAACTGGACAAATGGTGATGATCTGGATGGTGGCACACTTAATCCATGGACAACAGGGACTGTGGTTGATGGTGGTACGTTAAGCAATAACGACTATCACACGTTATTTTCAATTCAGAATCTACAATATGACGTAGACGATGTTATTGTAACAGGCGTCAAATACGTAGAAGATGAGACAGAATATATGTCAGGTCAGGACGGCTATGTAATTACTATTGATAATCAATTGTTGTCGGGAAATGCACAGGCAGGAGTCGAAGCTATTGGAAATCAATTAATCGGTTTGCGAATGCGTCCTTTCTCATGCGACGGAATCGCAAACGGATACGCCACTTTCGGCGACCCAGTCGAATTTATTGATACAAAGAATCGTGTCTTTAGATCATTTGTGACAGATATAGAGTTTGCGTTCGGCGGTTCAACATCATGGAGCTGTAGCGCAAAGAGTGCTGAAGAAGATGCAAGCGAGTTTATTGGTGAACAGCAGGCAGCGGTAGAGCAAGCAAAAAAAGACACAGAGAAAAAGTTATCTGCCTATGACATAAAGCTTAAACAGATGAATGAACTTGCAGCCAACACCCTTGGATTCTACTATACAGAAGAAGTTCAGGCAGACGGCTCGACGGTATCATATCGCCATGACAAACCTACACTTGCTGATTCTAAAGTAATTTATAAGACAGGTGTCGATGGATTCTTTTTGTCAGTAGATGGAGGTCAGACTTGGAAAGCAGGCTTTGACAGTAATGGGGATGCTGTTCTGAACATCCTGTATGCTATTGGAATCCAATCAGAATGGATTAACACGAGAGGATTTACAGCGAAAGACAATAACGGGAATGTTACATTAAGAATAGACGCTGATACAGGCGCTGTCACATTAGAGGTTGAAAACTTTACGCTAAAAAGCAGAACTATTGAACAGATCGCCAAGGACGTTGTGAATGAGACAGCTCGTAATGTGACTATCCCGAACTATTATGGCACGTATACACCAACATTGCAGAACTATCCGGCATCTGAGTGGAAAAGGGAAGAATATGAAAAGCATGACGGCTCGATTTTCATGAACTTCTCTACAAGCCAGGTATATATGTTTTCTGGGACTGATGGCGCTTGGCAGGAACTGGATGCTAAAAAAATTGTCAATTTTGAAAGAGTTTTTAACGCTTTAACGGATAACGGTAAGCAAGAGGGAATTTATATGCAGAACGGGCATCTGTATATAAACGCTTCTTACATTAAATCAGGTCAGATTTCAGCCGATTTGATTAGCTTGAAAAACATCAACGTTACAAACAGTTCTGGGGTATCAACATTTGCGATTGATAACTACGGAAATGTTACGCTCAGGCCTAATACATTTGCGTTGACAAACGGTGATACAATATATAGCATTGCGGAAGATAAAGCTTCGACAGCACTATCGAGTGCGAATCGCTACACAGACAATGCACTTAGTGATCTCGACATAGGGAAAATGTCTAAACAAGAGATTATTGATGTGTTAAGCGATAACAGCAATAATAAAGGTCTGTATTTATCAAATGGTAATGTGTACATGAACGCCGATTATATTAACACAGGTGAATTAGCAGGATGGAAAGTTGGAATTAAAAAGCTTTCAGCAAGTGGCACGTATGGAGAAGTAACGCTAGATGCTTCAACTGGAGAGATCTATTCAGAGACGAATACAGGAGTATATGTACCGGGGTACGGGACACTGTATGGAACACGAATTAGAGGAATCAATCTTTATACAGGAACCGTACACGCAAGCTCAGTTTCGGTTGATGCTAGTGTTTCGGCGGGCAGCGTTTCGACATCAAAAAAAGTTGAAGTAGGTACGCACGTAGAAGCCAGTGGTCATTTCTACAGTGCAGGTACGGGGACAGACCTTGCAGATGCTTCTATCAGAGGGAAGTTGAAAGTAAGCGGGACAAAATCGAGATCGGTATCAACAGCTGACTACGATGAGCAACTCTTTTACTGCTATGAAATGCCAACCCCATTCTTTGGAGATATCGGCGAATCTGTAATATCGGATGACGGGACTTGTATGATTGACATAGATGATATCTTTCAGGAATCTGCAAATGTCGGCATTAAATATTATGTGTTCTTGCAAAGAGAAGGAGAGGGTGACTGCTGGGTGGCTGAGAAAGAGCAAAATTATTTTATTGTAAAAGGAACTCCGGGACTTAAATTTTCGTTCGAAATCAAAGCAAGACAGGCTCAATATGAGCATATGCGATTTACTGATCCGGGAGATACGGCTTATACAGACGCAAGAGATATAGAAATCCCGGAACCAGATTATGAATCAGAAGAAACAGAAATCCCGGAACCAGATTATGAGTCAGAAGAAACAGAGATCTCGGAACCAGATTATGAGTCAGAAGAAACAGAGATCTCGGAACCAGATTATGAATCAGAGCTTATTAACGACAGATTAAGCATTATCAATCAGATGGAGGTAATATCATGAAGAAGATTTTAACAAGTTTTATGAATCTTAGCACCGGAGAGGGGAGCCGCATTGCTTATACCTATTCAGAAGTAGACGAAAACACAGGAAGTATCATCAGCCAGAACAATAAAGGCAATTTTCTCGTGATGAATGACAGCGTGCAGAAAAATCTTGATTCCGTAAAGGATTACATAAAAAATAATTTCCTTTCATAAGGAGGTAAGTCTAATATGGCCAATACATACACAATACAATTCCGGCGCGGTATGTACGCCGATTTTGATACGTCGAAAATTCGTCCCGGAGAGCCCGTTGCGATTCTTGGCAATGACCCGTCCGTTCCATCTGGTAAAGCCTTATACATTGCATTTGCGGCTAATGATGTAAGACGGTTGTGTTCCATTGAGGACATTTCAGAGATGGTTAATGCCGGAGAATTTGTTGGCCCGCAAGGTCCCAAAGGAGAAAAAGGAGATAAAGGTGATCCGGGAGAAAAGGGCATGGATGGCACCGTGACATTTGAGTCGCTGACACCTGAGCAGAAAGAATCACTGAGGGGTGTCTCTATCACAGCGGTCAGTATCGACGTAGATGGAAATTTGACAATAACATTTTCAGATGGTGATAGTAAAAATGTTGGGAATATTATGGGACCTCAAGGAGTGCAAGGCCCAAAAGGTGAAAAAGGAGACGTTGGTCCGCAGGGGCCAGTTGGTCCGCAAGGCCCGCGAGGAGAAAAGGGTGAACAAGGAAACGACGGAACGTCTCTTAATGTCCTTGGTACAAAAGAATCTGAGGCAGACCTCCCCCTGAGTGCAGAGAAGAACGATGCATATTTAATAGACGGAGAAATGTGGGTTTTCGACGGCACGAATTGGAACAATGCTGGCAAAATTCAGGGGCCACAGGGGCCAGTTGGTCCGCAAGGCCCAAAGGGCGATCCAGGACCGCAGGGTGTAAAAGGAGATCCCGGAGAAAAAGGAGAGCAGGGAGCACAGGGTCTAAAAGGCGATACTGGGCCACAAGGCGAACAAGGCTCGGTTGGTCCAAAAGGTGAGCAAGGAGATACTGGTGCGCGAGGAACCACATTCACTCCTGTTGTAGACAGCAAAGGAAACATAAGCTGGAGTAATGACGGAGGACTTGAAAACCCCCAGACAGTAAATATTACCGGGCCGCAAGGCGATATGGGCGCAAAAGGAGATACTGGACCGCAAGGAGAAAAGGGCACTACATTCATTCCAAGTGTAGACACTGATGGAAACATAAGCTGGAGCAACACAGATGGAATCGCCAATCCCGAAACAGTAAACATCAAAGGACCAAAAGGGGACAAGGGGAGTGATGCGACTGTCCCAATTGCTACAATTGAAATTCTCGGTAAGGTTAAGCCTGACGGCAAGACAACATTCATAGATGAAGACGGAACACTCCACGCAAAAGGCGGTGGCACAACCGTTACTCCCAAGCCCGTAAACAACCCAACGATTGAGAACTTAAATGCATCTGTCACAATTAAATGGCAAGACCCTGAAAACACGGTAATTAGTGGTTCAACATTCTCTGCATGGGCTGGCACAAAACTTGTAATGAAAGAAACGGGCTATCCCGCAAATCCAGATGACGGAACGCTTGTGGTTGATAATACAGTTCGAGATAAATACAAAACCACAGGCTATACAGTCACAGGGCTGACAAACGGCAAACAATATTACTTTACACTGTTTCCATATTCTACAGATGGTGTATACAACTACGATGCAGGAAACAGACTTCTCGGCGAACCAAAAGAGGATTTGAAGATTGTCACATTTGCCGACGGAACAGACGCAGAGATTGAAAAGATGATTGAAGCGCACTACGCAGGCAAAATCAACATTAGCGACTATTGGGCGGTCGGCGACAAGAGAACCATCCATCACAATGCCATGGATGCAACTGGCGTAAGTGAGTCACACAGAGCGAATGATTATGCCTATGTAATTATCGGAATCGAACATGATGACTTAGCGACTGCTATCAATGGCAAGACTAAAGCCGCTATTACAATTCAGACAGAACGTATGTTGTATTTAGACACTACGACAGAATATAACACCTCCTATAGTGCATCACATGAATGTGGTTATATAAACGGTTCAAGTACAAATAGTGGTGGTTGGGAAGGCTGTGCAAGACGTACGTGGTGCAATAATGTGTACAAGAAATGTTTGCCTACTTATATTCAAAATATGATGAAGCAGGTCAAGAAGTTGGCATCTGTGGGAAGCAAAAGTAGTACGATTAAAGCCTCAAATGACTATGTATTTTTACCTTCTGAAATTGAGGTTTTTGGCAGTATAAAGTATTCTTTCGCAGGCGAGGGAGAACAGTATCAGTACTTTAAGAACGCAACTGCTAATATATATAAGAAACCGTACTTTAGCAGCAATTTCGTGTCTGGCCGCTATTGGGAACGTTCGCCTTACTTCAGCGGCGAAAAAAACTTCTGTCATGTGGACATGGACGGGAAACCGTACTACAGTGGCGTCAGCTACACTCTTGGCATTTCCCCCTGCTTATGCCTCTAAAATCCCAGTAAATCCCATCAAGTCAAGAGAAATTGAATGCTCGTAAGCAGTATCAGACAATCAGGAAAGTAAATTAATGAATTATTTATAGCTGAATAGCTAAGAATAGGAGGTGCATATGGATAAAAAGGAAATTGCAAATATCTACAAAGCCATTAATCGAGTTTCGAACAGACTGAATGAGATGTCTGAGAAGTTGGATTTTGTCATGCAGATGCTGAATGCAGAATCTAATCGCAAGATTCTAGCTAATGGTGATGGGATTGATGGTCTGGCTGAACTTGTATCAACACATGATTCGGCACTTGATGAACTGGCTACTTTAGTTTCAACAATCGGAGGTGAAAACAATGGTTAAATTTTACGAAGAGAGAGTTATCAACGGATTAAAGAAATGGATGGATGTTCCTGAGTTGTGGAATGCAAAAGTGATTAAAAAACTTAAAGAGGACGGTTATGTGCTGAATGAGGATGGAACGGTAGAAAAAGCAAGCTTGCTACAGTAAAACATAATATATAAAGCAAAATCTAGGAGGTTTCTTACATGACAGATAAACAAAAAGCAGTTCTCAGAAAGATTATTTACGCAGTCGAAACCGGCGGACAGGTTTATGGACAGCAGGATTATTCGGACTTCACGGAAGCCTACACTAATTCTTCTGAAGAACACGCAATCACAATAGGGGCAGGAGCATGGTATGCAACCGAAGCCAAGACACTTCTGGAACGGATTTACGATGCTGACCCGGAACAGTGGGAGAAAATAGACAAGGTCAGACTTCTGGAACAAGTCCAGACCGCAAACTGGGAATGTTTCAATATTTCCAGAGTGTCACAGCTTGCCGACACCATAGTTGCCCTTATTTCGTCCGATTTGGGCGTTAAATGCCAAGATGGCCTTATGGATGAACAATTAGCCACCTATGCAGATGAAGCTCTTAAACAGGGCGTTACGGACGCTAGAGCACAAGCTATGTGCGTGAACTTTAGGCATCAAGGCGGATTAGGGGCAGTAACGAGGATTCTGGCAAAGACTAAGAAACCATATACACTCGACAATCTCTATGTAGCCTGCCAGACCGATACAGGAAACCAAGTCGGGGCATATAAGAGCCGGCAGAGGTTTATTTACGATGCATTAAAGACATATTTTCCAGAAAGTGAGGAAACAGGTATGAACGCAATTGACAAATTAATCCAGATCGCAAAGAATGAAATTGGATATCTCGAAAAGGCAAGCAATAGCCAACTTGATAGCAAGACAGCAAATGCAGGTTCCAATAACTATACAAAATATTGGAGAGATGTAAAGCCATCTTATCAAGGACAGCCATGGTGTGCCGGCTTTGTGAGTTGGTGCTTCATGAAAGCTTTTGGACAGGAGAAAGCAAAGGAACTCTTAAAACACTGGCCTTATGTGTACTGTCCGACACTTGGCAATCTGTTTACAAAGAATGCTAATCCAAAGATTGGTGATATCGTAATCTTTTACCGTAACGGAACATTTACTCATACCGGTATAGTAACAGCCGTGATTGGAGACAGGTTCTATACTATCGAGGGAAATACTTCTGGTGCATCTGGAATTATTGCAAATGGTGGCGGTGTCTGCGCAAAGAGTTATCTTAACAGTCAGATGCCTGGAACAAAATTCTGCACTCCAAACTACAGTTTAGTCAAAGATACAACGCCAGTTTCAGACTCGGATACAGTCAAAAAACAGAACACCAGAGCCTACATTGCACAGATTAAAAAAGATACAAAATGTTATGCAAAATCAAACAAAAATAGCCCATCTAAACTGTTTCCAAAGCTGAAAAAAGGTGCAGTTGTAGAGGTAATGAAGTACACAGAAACTGACAGTTCGGGATTGAAATGGTATTTTGTCAGAATCCCATATCCGAACGACGAGGGATTCGTGTTTGAGTTTGTACCAAAAGGTGTATTTACCAGAATTTCAGAAATTCATAAATAAAAATTCCCGGGGATAGTACCCCCGGGAATCATGCTTCTTATAACATATTGTATCATTTCGTTTTGTAAATCCTATTAGTTCGTTGGACACACGTTAGTCACAAACAAAAAAATCGTTTCCTAATTAAATATCCTCTAAAGTACTGTATTTAAAGGACTTTCTGACATTTGCATAGTTCTAATTAATATCCTGATTGAATACAATTAGAATAATGAAAATGAAATGAGTGAATTCCTTGTAAAATCGCTGAAAATGTTGATTTTACAAGGGTTTCACGCGTTTTTATGTTCTGAATTGTGATGAATAAAATTGATAAAATAAGATTCCGTTAGTCACAGTTAGTCACAAATGGGACTTTTATTTTCTCAATCTCTATACGGAGTTCTTCCAATGTCCGGTGACCGTAAACGGCGTTTGTAACATCACCGCCGAATGAATGACCGAGCATTCTCTTACGATCGTTCTCCCGGACGCCGTATTTTTCGCACAGCGCAGAAAAGGTGTGTCGGCAGTCATGCGGCGTGTGTTTCGGATTACCGACGATTCCTAAGCGTTCCAGTGTAGGATAGAACAGCGCTTTTCTGTGATGCTGCTGAGTATATACGCATAGTTTTCCATCTTGTGTCAGCACTTTCTGTTCGACAAAATGGTATATAGCGGGATGTATCGGGACAATTCTGTTTTTACCGGCTTTTGTTTTGATGCCGCCTTGAAAGTATCCTTCTTCTAAGTTGGTTGTAAGTTTTAACACTTCACCGATTCTCCAGCCGGAGTAACACATAATAAGAATGAGCTGCACTTCTGGATCGTTGGCATTATTCCACAGCACTTGCATTTCCTGATCAGAAAAGGGAGTTCCATGTTCGGTGTCATTATCAGCATTGACATGGACATATAACGCCTTGTTTTCCGTTACAATTTCTGAGTAAACGGCATATTTATACATCTGCTTGAACAGTGTAAGAATTGCCATAAGACTCTGACGCTTTAACGGGCAGTCATCAATTACCTTTTGCAGATCAGGCGCTTTTAAATCCTCAAAGATACGGTTATACAAAGCTGTGCAATTTGAGTAAGCGGTCTGGTAAGCTATCTTTGAACTATAAGAAAGTTTTGAACCCTCCGGAAACTTCCATACGTAAAACTTCTCATATACCTCTGAGAACGTCAATTTCTTGATTTCCGGGTGTTTATCCTCGACACCCTTGATTGTATTGTAGTCAGCAATTAAACGAGTAACAAGGGTATCTACGTCCGTTGTAGGTGATATCTCAAGATCCCGTTCCATCCCGGGTTGATACGTGCCGGCTTTGTATGCGGTCAGTACAGTAAATCCTTTAATCCAGTCGTCTACGTAGCAGATCGCGGGCGGTCGAACTGCTTTCCCTGTTGCGTCCAGTGTAGCTGGCGGATGTACCGCAAAACAATTTCTCCGGTTCTTGCCAAGATACCGGATAGAGCCAAAGTTATTCGGCAGTTTTGGATATTTCTTTCTTTTCTTCGCCATTTTTATTCCTCTTTTCTTTAAGTGGTTGTTTTGAGTATAAAAATAACAGCCGAACAAATTTTCTGTCTTGTTCGACTGCTCCGAAGATGATACAATATGTTTTGCCAGAATATTACATTTCTTCGGAGATGTATAAACGCCACCTCGGTACGCCAATGCCGGGGTGATTTTATTTATTCTATTTCTTCAATGTCAAATGAATATCCAAGAACTTCACCTACGTCTGTACATTTTCCTTTCAAAGTCACCATGTCACCCATTTTCATAGATGTAACTTTTGACTCCTGCTCATCATTTTTAATATAGCATTGTACGCCAATGATTTCAAAATCACCATCTGCCATGAGGTCAATGTAGTCTCCAGAAGCGTCAATATTTCCAAGTTTTCCAGTGATTTCTAAATACTGGTCTTTGTATTGCTTTGATGCTCCAAGCGGGTTATCATTCAAAGCAGACATCATATCGTTTACAGATACAGAGGTATAGCTTACTGGCGTAGGTGTTGCCACTTCTTTAGATTCTGTTTTTGCAGTAGAAGTGGTTGTGGTTTTTGTATCAGAACTTCCGCTAGAAGCCGCACCCACAGCTCCGATAACAACGACTGCCAGAACTACCCATTTCAGCTTGCCGCCCTGTTTCTTTCTACAATGAGGACATATCTTTGCTCCTGCCGGGATCTCCATTTTACAGTGCTTGCAGATTTTTGTCTTTTCATTACTCATACATTTTTTCCTCCTGTTACGCTTTACACATACTCTTTAAATCATGCCATTTTTGATGATTTTTACATTTTTCTTGCTGATTTTGAAGTGTCATGCAAAAGTACGCTTTTATGTGGTATTATTATTTTATCGCAGATAGCATGATTTGTAAAGGATAAGAGTGATTCGTTATGAAAAATAATTGTTTTAAGATATTTGCATTCTTCCTAATTATATTTAAGATATTTTGCACGATACATATTCCGCTAAAGATTGTCCCGAACAATCACAATGATGTGCAGATCACCAGTGCCGCATATCAGGAGAAGTCTGCGCCGAACCATAATCTGAGGGAAGTCCACAGAAAAGTTTGTGATCTCGCATTTTTCTTCTGTGAAAGCATAATTTCCTTTGAGATTGCAAAGTTCGTGTATGAAATAACGAAAGTTCATGTATATCATTGGCAGTTGCCAAGAGTCGGAATAGGTGGTATAATAGCAAAAGCGAACTAATGTTCGGTTCTATTTCCCACAGGCCGGACATATACTGTAGTGTAGGCGGTAGTTGCGACAGGGAGGGTTATTTATGGATTATAAGAAAGAAATTATTGAGATGATAGAAAAATGTGATAATGAGGGCAAGTTAAAATTTATCTATACGATTCTTATCAAATATCTAAAATCAAAGAAGCAAGGGGATTAACCCTTGCTCTTTTTGTTTAACGATGAAACTATTTGTTTTATTGCTTTCTTATCTTCTTTATCGAGTGCTTTATATTCCTCGATAAAGTCTAAGAAGTCAGGTTCTGACATAAGGTTTCCAATTATGGTTGCATAATCGTCATCGCTTTTAGAACCCACAAGGTATGTCGGTGTTACTTCCAGAGCGCCGCATAGAAGTTCGATAGTGTCCATATCTGGTTTGCACTTATCTTTTTCCCAGTCACTAATTGAATTGTGTTTTACATTGATTTTTTCTGCGAGTTGTTTCTGAGTTAATTTCTTTGCTGTTCTGGCTTGCTTGATTTTCTCGCCAAATGTCATTATCGATTTCCTCCTTTCATGATTAATAATAATATAGAAATTTCGAACTGTCAATAAAATAATTTCGATTTTCTCGAAATTTATTCTTGACATTCGAACATTTCGAAGTTATACTGTAATTGTTCGATAGGAACGAAACTTAAATAGAAAGGAGAATTGAAAATGTGTGTTGGTAAGAAAATCAAGTCATACCTTGAGAATAACGGCATAACACAGACATTCGTTGCCAACAAAACTGGTATTCCTGTTCAGAAGCTCAATCTTTCTCTCAATGGAAATCGCAAATTAGATTTCGATGAATACGAATTAATTTGTGGAGCATTATCTGTTGGAACCGATAAGTTTCTTGAACCAAGGCTGCCAGAACGGAAGGGAGCTGATTGATTGAAACGTAAGGAGGTGAGAATACATGAAAGAAAAAACAGTTGCAGGACTTACAGACTATGCTTTAGAGATGCTTGGATATGATAAAGAAAAGATTCTCAAGGCAGTAGAAAATTGCGTAATGGCAATGGGAGAATTGACAATTGAAGAAAGTAAAGTTGCTCGTAAACATCTGGACTCCGTTATGGAAGAAATGTATAAGCGAAGTCCAGACACTTTGATAAGCACTATTCAGCCTCGTTTATGATTTTATTTTCTTTGGCAACAAAAGCATAAGCATAGTTATAGGCTTGAATATATTGGCTGGACAATGACAACACATCGGAAACGATAACTTCATCTTCACTGTGCAATTTGGTAACCTGTGCAGTCGCTTTGATATAAGCCGAAGCAATATTATGTGCAGCCAATTCAGGATTCACAGTACGAATCTTAGCAAGTTCACAGTGGCTTAATCCAAAATTGTCAAACATAGTAGCGCCCTCCTTTCCTCAATACTCAGCATGCCAGTGCCTGTACTTACAGGATAGGAGAACAAATATAAAAAGTCAAGGTAGGTAGGTGAAAACAGTTGAACAGATACAAAAACAAAGTCGAAGAGTCCTTTGGAGAGCTTTGGAAATTTGTTCTGGATTTGCAATATGAGACAGACAAGATTAAAAAAGCTGTTCTGACAGGGGAAAAAGGCGACTTGAAGATGCCCGAAGAAATTCCAAGTGAACAGACAGATAACGAATATCTGAAAGAGCAGTTCGGAATATATTCACGATATGTGAAATCATTATCCATCTGCACACACGTTTTAGCAATTATCTCAATAATTTCTCTAATAATTGCAATAGTTGCTCTGATTGTATAGAAATTGAAAAAATACCCGTTATCAGCGCAATGATGGACAGAACAGTTGTTATCCAAAATCTGGATATATCTTGAAAATATGCTTTCATGGCGACTTCACCCGCTTGTGTGATTTCATATGCGTGATCTTGCGATCTTGAGCGCATAAAGTATTTTTTGTTGAAAAGGTATTTGCAAGCATCTACTTCACGCTGATTACTAGGAGTAAATCCACAATTTCTTAAAGCTTTTTTCAATATTTTATATTGATATCTTGTTATCAAATGAACACCTCCTTTACAGGAGAGTATATCACAAGAAAAGAGGTGCGTATATGTCAGAAAAAGAAAAAAGAATCGTTGAAAAGCTGAAAGAAGCGATTCCTAATATGTCAGAATTTGACAAAGGATATATTCTCGGTAAGACGGAAAGCTTTTCCGAGAATAATCTGGGGAAAAAATCAGATAAGAAAGAAGTAGTTAATTCAAATTAAAAAGGAGAAACATGAACGAATTACAGATTTTTAATTCAGAAGAGTTCGGGGACATCCGAACAGCAGAAATTGACGGGAAACCGTATTTTGTTGGAGCTGACGTTGCGAAAGCTCTTGGCTACAAGGACACGGTTAATGCACTTAAACAGCATTGCCGTGGGGTGGTAAAACACCACCTCACAGATTCTCTCGGCAGGAATCAGGAAGCGAGTTTCATAACAGAGGGAGATTTGTACCGCTTGATTATGAAGTCGAAACTTCCATCGGCAGAGAAATTCGAATCATGGGTTATGGATGAAGTTCTTCCGACAATCAGAAAGACAGGTTCATACCAGAAGCCACTGACGACAGTTGAACAGATACAGGTTATTGCGACAGGATTCTTAGATCATGAAGAGCGGCTTAACAGACTTGAAAATACCATGACTATTGACTACGCACAGCAGGAATCTATTAGAGACTTAGTGTCAAGTGTCGTAATTGCTCACCTTGGTGGGAAAGAGTCAAATGCTTACAAGGAAATTGGCAAGAAAGTATTTGCTGAATGCAACAGGGATATAAAGACTTACTTCGCAGTAAATGCCCGTAATAACATCCCTAAACTGAGATTTGAAGAATCTATGGAATATGTCAGAAATTGGCATCCATGCACTAATACAGTAATGATGATACGTGACTGTAATGCTCAAATGAGTATCAGTTAGAAAAGAGGTTTATATGAGTGCAGTTGATAATTACATAGAGCAGAATGCACAGGTTCATCAGTTTGCCGCAGAAGTGGCAAGAATCATATCAGGTATCCCACAGATGCCGGAGTTTTCAAACGAACGCCTGACAGTATCAGACGTGAGCAAAATGACAGGCATTCCTACACCATCTGTCAGAGCAGGAATCATCTACGGGTGGCTGCCTATCGGCACGGCGTATCGTGGGAATAAAGTGATTCACGACAGAAAAGGTTCTGGCAGAATAGAATTTGTTATCTCTCCAAGAAAGCTCTGGGAAGAAACAGGATATGTCTGGAGAGGGAAAGAAGCATTGAAATGATAGTGCCCCGGCGGTGAAGCCCCACCAACCGGAGCGTTGCACTTACTAATCCACACTTAGTAGGTACAGGTTAATTATAACTTCGTATCTGCTAATTGTAAATACCAAAAAAGGAGAAATTAGCACGATATGAGCAGAAATAGCACAAATAAATGTGAAAATGTTCCGACATGGGACGAACTTGAGTTCATTCTTGCGACAGAAATTGTCGAAGAAAGTAGAAAAAAAGCAAGAAAATGGTTCACTGCATGGATTGTGACCGCAGTCGCACTGGTAGCAAGCAATATGGCGTGGATTATGGGAGAAATGAAATGAAAGAGTATGCGCTGATTGCTGTTTGTATGCTTGCCGGGAAATATGTGGATATACCTATTTGGCTGAACATCTTTTTTGGCATCTCGGCAGCATGGGCGGTGCGCCAGATGAAAGCAGACTGGCAATAGGAAATAAGGAGGATAAAGAAATGTTCGAGAAAGAAATTGACGAAATTTATGGACTCTGTAAAAGAGTTGTGAATGAAGTTCCGACAGCAAGTGTTACATTCGAATTTTCAGGCTACGGTTTGGAAGTAAGAGGGGTTAAAAGGAAGGAAGATGTTCTCCTCCCCAAAGGCAAATTTAAATGGGATTTATATCAGAATGTATCTTTTAATCCATTTTCCGAGAAAGAAAGCCGTGAAAAGCTTAATAAAATCAAAGCATTCTTGCTGGAACTTCTGATAGATGGGAAGTGTCCAAATGAGTAAACAGATAGCAATTATGAAACTTCTTCCCAGTCTGGAGATAGCAGGATGCATTAACGAATTGCTCAGAGAGCTTCAGTCCAGAGGGGATCGCGTTTTGGATTATGAAAACTGTGATATGTCTCTGGATCATATCGAATGTCATGAGACGGATACATTGTATTGTTTCTTTAAAAGAGAGGAGAAAAGATAATGAAATTGTACGAAATTGATAACGCAATTATGGATTGTGTAGACATGGAAACAGGAGAAATCATTGATGTTGAGAGGCTTTCTGCTCTTCAGATGGAAAGAGATCAGAAGATTGAGGGTATCGGTTGTTGGATTAAAAATCTTCTGTCAGATGCAAAAGCCTTAAAAGAAGAAAAAGATAACCTTGCAGCACGTCAAAAAGTTGCTGAGAACAAAGCAGCTTCATTAAAAGAATTTCTTTCAAAATATCTGGATGGTGAGAAATTTAAGACTGCAAAGGTATCAATTTCTTACAGAAAAAGTGATTCTGTAGATATTTCAGCGAATGCAACTGTTCCTGAGGAGTTCCTTAAATATGCAGAGCCTACACCTGACAAAATCGGATTGAAAGCTGCATTGAAAGCCGGAAAAGAATTTCCGGGAATTTCACTAAAAACTTCTCAGAATATTCAGATTAAGTAGGAGAGCGCTATGAGTGATTTTGAAATCCGTATTCCGGCGAGAAAGAAACAACCGGCAACTGATAAGGATAACCCTGTCGTGAAAGTTTCAACAGGCGCATATAACGCACTGGTTGAAATTTATAACGAATCAACCTTATCAATGAAAGATATCGCAAGTTTGCTGATTATTGAAAGCAGTAAGCACGTGGTTTATGACAAGGAGGAATAACAATGGCAACACCAGTATTGATTATTGGAAAATCTGGATCCGGCAAAAGTACTAGTCTCAGAAACTGTCAAAACAAAAACTGGAACCTTATCAGAGTATTAAATAAGCCGCTTCCGTTTAAAGGTAAGATTGACGGATGGTTTACAGATGATTACCAGCAGGTAATGAAATGCCTGATTGCATCAAAAGCAGAGTCAATCGTAATTGATGATGCAGGCTATCTTATTACGAATCATTTTATGAGAGGACACGCTTCTGCCGGAAAAGGTAATGCAGTATTTTCACTTTACAATGACATTGGCGATTATTTCTGGAATCTGATTCAGTTCATTGTGGCAAAGGTTCCGGAAAGCAAAGTCGTATATCTTATGATGCACGAAGATAAGGATGATTCTGGAGACGTAAAGCCAAAGACAATAGGAAAACTTTTGGATGAAAAAGTTTGCGTGGAGGGCATGTTTACAATAGTTCTCCGCTGCATTGAAGAAAGTGGAAAGCATTTATTTGTCACTCAGGCAAGTCAGGGAGCTGTTAGCAAATCACCGATTGGTATGTTTGATTCACTTACCATAGACAATGATCTGGCAGCAGTAGACAAGATTATTAGAGATTATTACGAATTAGGAGGAGCAGACAATGCAGAAACCAAATAGCTATGATACAACACAGGCAGCAGGAGAATTTGAACCAATTAAGCTTGGTGGTCACAAAATGGTTATTAAGCAGGTGTCCGAACGTCAGTCCCAGGGCGGACTGAATATGATCGTTGTTCTGTTTGATTTCGCAGATGGAGACGAGCAGGCAGGTTATTTTATGAAGCAGTTTGAGAATGATATTCGCCCAGACAAGAAATACCCGAATGCCGGAACTAATTACATGGTTATTGACGAGAGTGTAGATTATGGTGTTCGTAATCTCAAAACATTCATTACATGTGTAGAAAAGTCAAATCCGGGATTTGCTGTTAAGTGGGGCGATAACTTCGGACAGCAGTTCAAAGGCAAGCTGATCGGTGGCATCTTCCGTCTGGAGAAAGACTGGTACGACAATAAAGAAGTGAAACGCCACAAGCTTGCATGGTTCCGCAGCGTGGAAGGAATCAAAGATGCAGATATTCCAGAAGAGCGTACCACAAAAGCGTATGACGATCATCTGAAAGAAGAAGCTATCATGGGGGCGAGTTCAGCAGGAACTGATTTTATGAGTATTCCGGATAGTGTACAGGAAGAGCTTCCATTCAATTAAAAGGATGTGTTTTTAATGGTTATACAGACAGACACAAGAGAACATAAAAAGGAATGGGAACGGATTCAAAAGCAGTTTGACAGTCTTGGAGTACAGTATTTCCGATCGAAGTTATACTGCGGAGATTATCAGTCGTTGGACAATGCAAAGCTCTGTATTGACCGCAAAAAGGATTTACAAGAGCTATGTGGAAATGTCTGCCAGCAACACGAAAGATTCAAGGCAGAGCTTATCAGGGCCCGTGAAGCAGGTATACAGCTAATTATTCTTTGCGAACATGGGCCAGATATCAAGAGTGTAGGTGACGTGTATTTCTGGGAGAATCCAAGAAAGCACAAAGTTATCTGGAAGACAGTAAACGGTAAAAAGGTTAAGACTGTAATATCGGACAAGGCTGTTGATGGTTGCCAGTTGTACAAATCTCTTTGCACGATCAGAGATAAATACGGCATCAGATTTGAGTTCTGCACAAAAGAAGAGACTGGCAAGAGAATAGTGAAGTTGCTGTCATGACAAAAGAAGAAATTAAACAGTCAGTGAAAATGCCGGAAATCCTTTCCAGGTATGGATTAAAACCGAACAGAGCGGGATTTATATGTTGCCCTTTTCATAAAGAAAAATCAGCGTCCTGCAAAATCTACGATGATTCATTTTACTGTTTCGGCTGTGGAATCGGCGGTGATGTGTTTGATTTCGTAATGCAATACGAATCCGTTTCTTTTAGCACTGCATTTATCGAGCTGGGCGGTACTTATATCTCTAAAAAAGGTAAAAGTCGTAACCAGATCAGGCATGAAATGCGGGATATTAGAACAAAAAAGTACAATCCCGCTCAGGTCCCAAACGAGCTTGAGCAGGTAGAAAAGAACATACTTATGTACGAAACAGCACTAAAAACGTTCCCTCCTGATTCAGAAGAGTGGTATATGTGCCAGTTTAATCTCGAGAAAGAAAAAAGCAGACATGAATTGCTGTCTGTTAAGTCAGGAGGTGAGGAAAATTCTTGAAAATATTGGAAATTTACAAGCGCAAGACTTTATGGAAAAACAGTTGTATGAAGAGCTTTTTTCAGTAAAAAGTAAAATTGACCGCTCAGAAATCAAGTTTAAGCTGATGGACCGGGCAAAAAGTGTGAAAGCGAAGCATATAGCAGAAGAGTTCATAAAGGAATTTCAAAAAGCAGAGCAGGAAAAGGAAAAAGAAGAAAAAGCAAATCGTTCCATGCAGCTGGTTGAAAACATCACAAACTTTTATCCTGATTCTGTTGATAAAGAATATCCTAACATGGCGTGTGGCAGCTGGATAGCTACAGAGAACGGAATTTTTTCTTCCGAAACATCTAAGGCAAGAGAACTTGTATGTCACCACCCGATCATGCCGATACGTCGACTGAAAAACATTGAAACAGGTGAAGAACAGATCACGGTGGCTTTTAAAAGGGATGGATATTGGACAGAAATAACTGTTCCAAAAATTGACATTGTGACTTCCAGAGCAATAACTAATCTTGCAAGGTTCGGGGTGCAGGTCAATTCAGAGAACGCAAGACTCCTTGTAAAGTATCTGGCGGACGTTGAAATGTACAATGCCGATATGATCGACATACAGCACTCTACGAGCAAGTTAGGGTGGCATGGCAATGTATTTGTACCTTACGACCTTTCAATTGTTTTTGATGGCGAATACCGCTTTAAAACACTATTCCAGAGTATACAGGAAAGTGGAGATTACTTTAAGTGGGTGACTCTAGCTAAACAGCTACGGTCGTGCGGACGATTAGAACCACGAATAGCATTGGCGGCATCTTTTGCAAGTGTGCTTGTGCAGCCGCTTGACGCACTGCCGTTCATCGTAGACTTCTACGGGCAGACGGGCGGCGGAAAGACAGTAACGATCAATATAGCGGCATCGGTTTGGGGAAATCCTGCGCCGGGAGCTTACGTTGGAAACTTTCGATCAACAGATACGTCATTGGAGACAAGGGCAAACATGCTTAATAACTTTCCGATGATTCTCGATGACTCTAAGAACGCTTCTCAATATATTCGGGACAACTACGAAACATTAATTTACAATCTCTGTTCCGGTAAAGGGAAAGCACGTTCAAATAAGGACCTCGGAGCAGCTAAGGAGAATACATGGAGCAACGTGACCATTTGCAACGGCGAGAACCCTTTTTCGGAATTTGCAGATTCCGGCGGAGCAATCAACAGAATTATTGAAATTGAGTGCTGCGAGGATATTTATGAGAATCCGGCAGAGATTAACGGCATTGTCGTGAAAAACTATGGTTTTGCTGGAAGAGTATTCGTTGGAAATTTGAAGCAGTTCACATCGGACAATCTGAAAGAGATGAAAGCCGAAATTGAGAAAAGTTTTGACGGATATGACTTTCCGGCAAAACAGGTCATGGCTATATCTACTCTTCTATTGGCTGACAAATTAGCTACAGATTTCATATTTAAGGATGGGCGTGAACTGACGGTTGAGGACGTTGTGGACATACCTACACGTAAAAAAGATGTATCTGAGGGACAGAGGTGTTATGAATTCATTCTTGAAAGTCTTTCCGTGTACGGGCAGCACTTTGATGCACAATTCAGTTGCGATCAGTGGGGGTTCAAAGAGACACCAGATGAGTATGGAGATGTATATATATACTTCTATCCAAAGCCCCTTGAAAACCTTTTGAAGAGCAATGGATTCTCCAGAAAAGCTTTCTCAGCCTGGGCAATTAATCGAGAATTAATCAAACACACAGGAAAAAGAGATACGGTATTAAAAAGAGACGGGGGAAGCGTGATGAGGCTTATTGCAGTAAAAATCGTTGATATAAAAAGTCTCGAAAATGAACAAGAAAATGAGGTTATTGAAACTGGTTTTCTGCCAACTAATGCCGAAACAAATGTTCCGTTTTCATAATTTGTAACCATGTAACCGTTGTAACACGAAAAAAAACGCACTATAGGAGAAAGTTTGAGAGTGTATAAAAAACATATGCTCTAGTGATTCTCCTATATGAAAACCTTGGTTACATTGGTTACACGGTTACATACCTCTAAAACCCGCATAAAATAAGGGTTTTTGTCGTAACCAATAAGTTGAAAAAGCCGGTTACGCATGGGTTACAAAATTAAAAAGTATATACAATTAGATTTATTATAACAAAATTAATTGAATATTACAAAAATATTTAGTTTACATAATTTTTACAAGGAGTGGTTACAAAATGAAAAAAGATGATCTCAATAAAAAGCAAAGATATGCATTAGACACAATGCTGTCTGGCAGCAATGTTTTTCTGACAGGCGATGCAGGAACCGGCAAGACAACAGTTATCCAGACATTTATCAATGAAGCAGAAGCAGCTGGCAAAAGCGTTTTGGTATCTGCTACTACCGGAATAGCTGCGGATAATATCGGATACGGGGCGACTACCGTACACCGAGCACTGAATATCTCAATTAAGTTTGAGGATTACAAAAAAAAAGTGAAATCCAGAGCTGAACTTTTAAAAGAAGCAGATGTTCTTATTATTGATGAAATCAGCATGTGCCGGTTCGATTTGTTTAATATGATTGCGAAAACGATCATCACAGAAAATGAAGAGAGAGCGGTTGACAGACTTTTGAGCGGAGAAGATAAGGAAGACGTTCAACTGATCGTAATTGGGGATTTCTACCAGCTTCCACCAGTTATCACGACAGATGATCGTAAAATCCTCTGCCGGATGTATGGATCTGATTATGGAAAGGGTGGAAAGTACGAACACGGATATGCTTTCATGTCTGAATACTGGAAAGAAATAGGATTTGAATATATCAAACTTGATGAGGTATGCAGACAAAATGATGAGAGTTTTAAGTATGTGCTGAATGATATTAAATATGGCAATAATATTAGAAAATCCATTGCATATCTGGAGAATAACGAATCAGACAAAGTTATACCAGAAGCACCGTTTCTGGTCGGAACAAATGCTGAAGCTGATCGGATTAATAATACTTTCCTCGGAAAACTGGATAAAAAGACCGAAAAAGTGTTCCATGCAGCAGTTGACGGGGATCTGACATCTGCTGATATCAAGAACATTGCATTTGCCAAAGAGGATTTAATTCTTAACATCGGTGCAAAAGTGATGATTACAGTCAATGATCTGTCTGGAAACTACGTCAATGGAACGATTGGCATCATTCAGAAAATTGTGGATAACGGAGAATTTGAAGAATCCTATCTGGTTATCAAGACTGATAAGGGTAAAACGGTTAACTTGTACAGATACAGTAAAGACATTGAGAAACAGGTTATTGAGGAATCCGAACAAGAAAAGGATGGTCAGAAGATCGTGAAAGAGAAGATTGTCCGTAAGAAAGTTGGATCATTCTCTCAGTTCCCGGTAAAACTTGCCTGGGCAATCAGTATTCATAAATCACAGGGACAGACATTTGAAAAGATTAATATTGATCCTTGCTGTTGGGATCCTGGACAGTTCTATGTGGCTGTTTCCCGGGCTAAATCAGCTAACGGCATACATTTTATCAGATCGATAAAACAGAGCTATATAAAGGCGTTTAGCAAGGATAGCGAGCGACTTCTTGAACAGAGTTTTGAGGTAGAAGAAGGTGTATAAGTATGAGAGTGACACATGAGCAGATACCGAACACCATAAAGTTTTTACAAATCGACTTTCCGGCACTGGTCCTTCAGACTGCCGGAATTGAAGAAAGAGACGAATACTGGCAGCAGGTAATTGAGCAGATACACGTTGTATCAGACAAATATAATAAAAACGGCTTTGTGGATCACATGCTTACAGCCTATGCGGATTATCTGGACAGGATGCATAAGAAAGCTAAAAATCTGAACAAGGAGAAAACCAATGAACAAAATGCGTGAATATGAACGTGGCAGGGAAGACGGGCTTGACCTTGCCAGACGAATTGTCAAACAGGGCGGGATTGAAGCCCTCGAACAGGAATGCAAGTTCCGGGGTGTGACCGGGATACATACCTCTCTGGCAGTAAAAGACCTTGATAAAGCGTCAGAAAAGATAAAAGAGGTTATAGCGGATTCATTTGTAATATTGTCAATTGCCGTTCTGCACGATGATTTTGGCTTTGGCGAGAAGCGCTGTCAGAGATTCAGAAATGGACTTGACCGGGCTGCTGATTATATCAATGACGGTCTGGCAGAATGGATTGATTATGTAGACGCTATTAAAGAAGAGTTAGGGATTGTATTAAAGAATCCCGGAGAATAACGGACAGGTAGCATTTGAATGAATCAATCATGGAGAACTGCACAATAGCGTGTCAGTTACTCACATGGGGAAAGTGAGGATGGAAATGAAAAATAATAATTACACTTCATTTTTCAAAATGAAGCCAAAGAAAGTAGAAAGATACATTCGTTGCAGAAAATGTGGTGGAAACATGGAATGGAGCATGGACTTTACACCACAAATCAAATGCCCGAAGTGCGGATATACTGTATATCCAAAACCTTATGAGCCAGATTGTATCAAACTGCCAGAAACATTGGAAGAATATTTTGAATTATATGAGAAAGTGAGGATGAAAAATGTTAATCAGAAGTCAGAATAAGGAAGTTTTAGTTGCATTTGAATTTTTACCCGATATCGAAGTTTCGGGTGGAGTAATAAGCGCAAGAAGAGATATGGGATGGTGTTGCTTGCTCGGAGAATATTCCACCAAAGCAAAAGCCATGAAAGTACTGGATATGATTCAGGAAGCATATATAAACGGACATGTGGATTATCAGATGCCAGAGGACAGTGAGGTTGTTGTATGAAGTACAGAAAGAAACCAGTTGTAATTGATACGGTACAGTGGACTGGTGCAAATAAGCGAGAAATGTTCGATTTCCTGACGGACTATCAGTGTACAGACCAGTACATGTCGGCAGAAGGTAAGAATTTCTATATCGACCATTGGAAGGTTCCAGGCGGTCTGGTTATTAAGACGCTTGAGGGCGAACATCTGGCGAATATTGGCGATTATATCATCCGCGGTGTTCACGGTGAATTTTATCCGTGTAAGCCAGATATATTCAGAAAAACTTATGAGGAGGTGGAAGTATGAGTGATGCAATGGAACTTATCCAGAATAAAGACGGCACATTTAGTGCATACGATGATACCTATGACGTTGTAATACACTGTAAATCGGAAGATGAACAGAAGAAAGTTATTGAGCATTTAAAATCTATCAGCTGGATTCCGGTCAGTGAGAGATTGCCGGAGAAACATAAAGATGTAATTGCAACTGTTAAATATAGTGGTTTTTGTGGAATGTACGGAAAGTGGTTAAAGACAGCGTCCATTAATGACTATGGTGAATGGAACGGAGAATGTATAGGCGGTGAAGTTATTGCATGGATGTACTTGCCAAAACCATATAAGGAGGACTGAATAAATGTTAAAAATAATACGATGCGAAGGAGATGGGCAAGGTAGCTGCAAGGGATGCAACGATAAAGGCATCTGGAACAGACACTGGACGTGCTTCTTATACAAGATAGAGGGGCAGGAAGGCTGCTATTGCGACAAATGCACAAAAGAAATTATGAGGAAAGAGGAGAAAGACTGAACATGGAAATGTTAATTTTTGAGAAAGGCGGCAAGACCTACACCAGATTCAAGATCACGTTAAAAGAGTTTAAATTAAAGTTTCTGAGAAATCTGCTGACAAAATACGGTATTGACACATCAGGGCCGGTCAAGAAGAACAGCAGATACATTTACTTCGAAAAGGATGGAGACTGGATTAATGGGAAGATGTAAATTAGAATGCCCGGACGATGAAACAGAGTGTTGCATCTGCTGCACTAAGCAGGATTCTTGCCAGTGCAGATGTGATGATATGGACAGTTATGAATACGCGGAGGAGTGTGAAGAATATGAGACTGATTGATTTATTGGCAGCAATTGGCAGCAATCCCGAAAGCGGCATAAAAATCCAGATATGTCACCCAGGAAGAAACCAGAAGGGTTACGATACATTTCATGCCGGTTCGAAGCTGCTAAAACCATTTTATGATTTGAAAGTAAAATCTCTATCTGCAATAAACACAGATTTGATTAGAGTTAACTTGGATTTTGATGAGAAAGGATGATGGGAATGCGTTTAATTGATGCAGACAAAATAATTGACTCTCTTGGAAATTCGGATATGGATTTTGCAATAGGTGCAGTTATTGACGAACAGCCGACAGCATTTGACATCGATAAGGTTGTGGAGCAGTTGGAAACAAGAAAGACAAGAACTGCTACATTACAGAAGGAATCAGAGTATTTCGAGGGTGAAACTGATGCGTTTGAACTTGCAATCAAAATCGTGAAAGGCGGTGGAGTTGAATGAGTAAATCAGTGTTAGTGATAGATACACCAGAGAATTGCTATGATTGCCCGTTCGGAATTTCATACTGCGGTGAACTTGAATATGAGGGTTTGTGTGAATTAGCTGACTGCTTAAGTTGTGATGAAATTCTGATGACAGAAGAATATTATGATTGCGAAAGCAAATCAAGACCTGATTGGTGCCCATTGAAGCCATTGCCAAAGAAATTCGATAACGAGAAAGACCGGAAACTTGGAGATTTCGAGCCACTTTTCAAGATTGGTTGGAATGCCTGTTTGAGAGAGATTGCAGAAACAAGCGATGAAAACGAGCGATAAAAGCAAGCGATAAGAGGTGGAAGAGATGGAGAGATTAACAGAAAGATACAAAGATTCTATTGCAAACATAGTTTTAATCAGGGAATGTGGGGATAAACTTTGCGAAGATATTTGTGACGATATTGAATGTGATTGTAGCAAATGTGAATTAGAGAAAGCTCTTGAAAAACTTGCTGATTATGAAGACCTGGAAGAACAGGGCTTGCTTGTGAGATTACCGTGTAAGGTTGGAGACACGGTTTGGGTGGTAACATCGCCAATTAATGTGTTTGGTTATGATGAATATGATGGAGATGCGGAATATGAAGTATATGAATCTTTTTTATCAAGCGTATCTTATTATGCGTCTGGAGAACAATTCAGAATTTATGCAAAAGTAACGAATAGTTTTATTGCGGCATACTTTAGAGAATGTGATTTTGGAGAATCTATATTCCTCACCCGCGAAGATGCTGAGAAGAAGTTGGAGGAGATGGAGAAATGAATAATAAACCTACACCAGACATAACGCCAAATCTTGCTATATCAGCATACCACGTACTACGGCAATATTGTACTGGACAGCCAGCGGATTGCAAAGGCTGCGGATTCTACGAACACTGTCCAGAATGTTTTCGAGGCATGCCATGTGACTGGAACTTGAATGAAGAAGGTGAAATAAATGAAACTGAGAAAGGCAACATTGATTGACTACGGAGTGCCGCCTGATGACATACCTATACTACAAAGTCACTTGCGGAATCTTAGTGAGAGCGACAAATACAATCTATTGCAGGTATCTATCAAATATGCGCCCGGCATTGAATCGCAAATCTATGATAGTATTGTGAATAGCATTGGATATCGAACAATGGAGAAAATCAGGACGGTTCCCGCAACAGAGAACGACTTCTACGGATACAAACGCAAGGTCATGGCAGAATATTATCATTTAGCCAAGCTGATTGGCAGACTTTAAAAAACTTAAAAATTTATAAAAGTGGTAGAGAGCTAAATCTCCCCAGTGTGGTATTATATTTGTATATAACTGCTATACTGGGGATTTTTTTGAATTGAGGTGATGACATGGCGAACTTAAAAGCAGTTACAAGAAAACTCCAAAAAGCTATATTATCCACCGGATTAATTATAAAAATCGGAACATCACAATTCTACAGCCATGAGCAGGAACGATTAATTACAGTAACGATCATATCAACACCAGTGCTTAGACCAACAAAACGTGGTGAATGGAAAGATTGTGATTATGAAATATTACGAACTGCATCCCAGTATGATGTGGTCATGTGCCTAAAAGAAATATGGGAGGCGGTCAGAAAATGAGGATAGACAGAGGTGATTAGATGGATTTAACGCCTAAGCAGAAAGCGTTTGCAGATGA